GTTAAAGATCAAAATTTTGGCTATATAAAAGGTTATGCTTCTACTTTCGGCAATGTAGATCGAGGCGGTGACATTGTTATGCGTGGTGCTTTTGTAAAATCCATTGAAGATTATAGAGTACAAGGAAAAAAGATCCCAATGTGTTTTCAGCATTCTATGATGGATATGATTGGCGGTTTTGATCCTCAAACGATGCGTGAAGATGAAAAAGGATTATATTGTGAAGGTGCTATTAATTTAGATGTTGGGCGTGGTAAGGACGTTTATGCATTAACTAAACAAGGCGTTATCGATTCAATGTCTATTGGTTATACATCTGATGATTACGATTTTGAACCTTCTGGTGATGATGACGGCTCCATGATTAGGAAATTAAAACAACTTAATCTTTGGGAAATTAGTGCAGTTGGTATACCTATGAATCCATTAGCGCGCATTAATGATGTTAAATCCAGTGAAGATGAAATAAATACAGTACAAATCAATGAATTATTACACATTATTAAAAGTGAAGAATTAGAACAAGGAACAAAATCATATTTAATTTCTAAATTGCTTCATAATGGAATTTGCTCTAAAAAAACAGCTCTATTTTTAGCAGAAGCAGTTGTACCAAAGTTAAACATTAAAACAAAAACAGATTCTTATTTTAATAAAGAGAATCAACTTAAATCTGCCGAATCAATTTTAACAGAAACATTACATAATTATAAAAATGTAATGCAGATTAAAGAATCAATCAATATTCTTAAATCAATTCAAAAATAACGCGTAAATTACGCGTATCTTATTCAAACGGGCATTCCGTTGTCATTCCATAAATGGTTTTCCATTAAAAAAATTGTATTTATTTTATTTTTTTATCAACTAAACATTATGTGAGGATAATCATGTCCGAAGAAATTAAACAAGAAGCAACTAAAACTGAATTGCAACAAATGGATTCAAATCTTGCTGAAATAGCGCGAGAGATGCAAAAAACATTTAGAGATAGTGAAGCTTCTAAAAAAGAATTGATGGACAAAGTCTCTAAAGACTTAGATGTCTGTCTAAAAGCAAATAATGATTTGCAATTAAAACTTGCAGAACAAAAATCAAAACAAGAAGAACAAGATAAAGTCATCAAGGCTTTTGAACGATTCGCTTCTAGCAAAGGTGGTGTTAAAACTGCCGATGGCGAAGAAGTATTAAATAAAGATTTACAAGAATCTTTTGAAAAATTGATTAAATGTCGCGATCAAAATGTTTTAAAACAAAGCGATCCTATATTTATGAAGCATATGGCTTTGAAAGACGATGTTCAAATTTATGGCTATAAGTACAATCCAATCGCTAAGCAATATGGTCGTCAAGTAATTGATACCAAGTATTTACGTACCGATCAAGCCGATTCTGGCGGTTTATTAATTGCACCAGAAATGACCATGCAAATATTCAAGCGTGGTACTGAATATTCACCGATTCGTCAATATGCCAATGTCATGCAGACATACTCAAATGTAATTCAATTCCCAGTTCGTAATGTTTTGACTACATCATATTGGGAATATGAAGCCGCGGATGTAACTACTGGCGTATCTAATTCTTTATATGCCCGTGAAGACATTCATATGAAACGTCTTTCTGTGCAATCAGTCGTTACTTTAGAAGACCTACAAGATAGTCCTTTTGATATGCCATCTTTAATTAGTGCCGATGTAACAGAATCTTTTGCACAAGCAGAAGGTAATGGATTTATCAATGGTACTGGCGTCAATCAAGTCGAAGGTATTTTAGTTAATCCAAATGTAATTGTTTATAACTCGAAAAAAACTGGCGTAATTACTGCGGACGATTTGAAAGAAATGATGAAATCTATTAAATGGAACATTTACGGTCAGCCAGCATATGAAAAAACTTTCATTATGAACAAATTTACCTTTTTGACTATTTGGGAATTAAAAGACGGTCAAGGTCGTTACATGTTCGATAAAGGCGAGTTATCAGCCGGTCAACCAGCCACTATTTGCGGCGAGAAATACATTATAGCTCCTGATATGCCAAACATCGGATCGGGCGCAACTCCTATCGTTATGGGCGATTTAAAGCGTGGTTATACCATCGTTGATCGTATGCAAATGTATATGATTCGTGATGAATTAACTTTCCCTGGCAAAGTCAAATTTACCTTTATCAGACGCTTAGGCGGCAAGGTAGTAATGGGCGAAGCTTTAGTTAAATGTTTAATCGGTTAATAGGAGAAAAAAAATGGCTCAATTAGATTTACATAATAAGGTTAAAACTTATCCAGCTTTAACTATTCAAACTATTGGTACTAATACGACTACTAATGGTGCGATTATCGATACTTTAGGGTACGAATCAGTCGAATTTGTAATACTTTCAGGAACTATTACTGATGGAACTTTTGTTCCAGTAGTTTACGAAAGTGACGATTCAGGATTGGCTAGTCCAATTGCTACCCCAGCAGATTTTCTAATAGGAACTATTCCTATTACTGATCCAACCACACCGCCAAGCCCAATAGCAGGCACAGTAAATCCTTATGCTGATGCTACTTTTACCGCTCCTGATGATAATAAGACAGCGCGAATTGGTGTTTTAAATAAACATAGATATGTTCGCTTAAGTTTTGTTTCAACAGGAACGTCAAGCGGCGGTGTATTAAGTGCTGTAGCGATATTAAGCGATCCACATCACAATGTAACTCCAAAGGATAAATAAACGCATGTCTTGTGATAAATGCAGAAAAAAAATAGAAATGATGTGGGTTTTAATGCTTACATCATTTTCTTTTCGCAATAAAAATTATCAACAAGGTAATAAGTATATGGTTGAAAAATTTATTGCCGATTATTTGACGTTTAATAAAGTTGCGAAAATCATTAATTCAGATGATGTTAAAAATGAATTTAAAAGTGATTTTGAAAACAAAATGGTCAAATTAAATTATAAAAATTAAATTAAATAGAGGGTATTAATATGGCTTTTTATCCTAATGAATCCGATGTTTTGAATGGGTTTAGATCGCCTTCTGCTTCAACAAGCGGCACGCCAGATGATAATCAATTTGTCATAAGTGCTACGGGTACAGGTGAATTTGCTGGCGTTGCATATACAGGTACACAGATTAATGCTGTTTTATCTGGTTCTGGTAATGGCACCGTAATTTTAAATCAAGTAGTAACTGCATATAGTGCAAATGGCGCCATTGCTGTTGCTGGTAAAGCTGCGATAGCGGCCGGCACTGGATTGGCAGCAATGACTTTAGCCGCTCCTGTTCCATATGGTATTTGCGATATAAATATTGTTAGCAGAACATCTGGTGATGTTGTTTTTACATGTGCGGCCGGAGTAACTTTTGATGGGACAAATAATACTGCAACATTTAATGCAGTAAATGATCGTTTAACTATTGGTTATAAATCAGCAACACAATGGGAAATATTTTTAAATAACAGTGTTGTTTTGAGCTTGGTATAGCGATGCAAAGTACATATCTTGCAAGTTATCAGCAAAGTAAATTCGTTAATGAATCCGATTCTTTTAAATATAAGAGAATCGGGACATTACCGGTTTTACCTATTACTGCGCAAGATATGCAAAATCAAATTCGCGTTGATGTGTTATTGGAACAGGCATCATATTTAAATTTAATTATAGCTTCTGCGATTAGATATGCTGAAGAATATATGAATTTATCATTGATTAATACCCAATGGCAAACAACTAGAGATAATTTTGATGCAAATGCTTTTGAATTACGAAAAGGATATTTCGTTTCACTAGAAAAATTTCAATATATTGACGTTACAACAGGATTATATGTCACTGTTGACCCGACTATTTACCAAATAGCTGATAAATCCTATTACGCACAAATTCTATTATTACAAGGATATCAATTTCCATTTAATAATATAAAACAAGAAGATAATGCAATAAATATAGAATTTACAGCAGGAATGTCGGCAAATCCTAGTGATTTTTTAGCGCAATATCCTGATTTGAAAATGGCTTTATTACAACACTGTACTTTTATTTATGAGAATAGAGGAAATGATACAGCGTCAATGATGAAAGATACTACTAGTGTTTTGCCGCAAATGATTTTAGATGTTTATGATCGATATAAAGCACCTTCAATATTTAGCGGCACTATTTTTAACGGGTGGTAGAAATGGCTGAATTAATTACTACAGTTAAAAAATATAGACGTCCTGATATCGGATCAATGAATAGCAGAATTTTTATTTATGATCGCGATATTAAACATCCTGTCGGGAGTGATTTAAATTTCACAGAAACTTTTACTGCTAAATTAGCATGTTGGGCATTGATAGATACTCCAAAAGGTGTGTCTATATTTGATCAATCCAATACAGAAAGAGTTATTACTCATAGATTTATAATTAGAAATATCCCGCCAACATCATTAGTAAATACTCCTGTTTTTAGCGGAATAAGTACTAATTTAAACGATTTAACCACTTCTGGTGCTTATACATTTACATCAAAACTCATTTACAGAGTACAAATTGATTCTGTTGGCACGGTAGATACTTTCAAATGGTCTAGCGATGGCGGCGTAACTTGGATTGCATCTGGAATATCAATTACTGGCGCGGCGCAATTATTATCAAATGGAATTTCGGTTATTTTCGGTCATGTTACCGGACACACTTTAAATACTTATTGGGATATTGTCGCAACCGCAGGAATAAAAATCAGTTCTCAGGATTGGATATTTTATCAAAACCAATTTATGAACATTCAAAATATTTATGACATTTTATCGGCTGAAATATTAGACGAAGAAGGACGTTATTTGAATTTATTAACAACCTTAACTGGTGATCAAGGTATCCCAGCAAACTACGCATAATTTTATGACTTTATCAATAAAAAATAATGTAAATGAAGTCGTATTAAAAGCGAAAGCGCTTAAGCAGGTTACGCCTAAAGCGATAAGAACAGCTTTTTACGAAGTTGGCAAAGATTTGGTTGCTGATGCGAAAAAATATATTGATGAACCAAAACACGGGCGAATTTATTTAACAAGAAAAGGACAATCTAAATTTAAAAAATCTGGAATTACATCAAATGTTTTAAAACAATCACGAGGACATGTTGCCTCTGCTGCTGGCGAAGCTCCTGCAAAATGGACTGGAAAATTAAGAAATTCTATAGATTTTAAAGTTACAGGAACAGAACAATTAAATTTTGGTGTAGATCAAAATCGTTGGGGATGTGATTACGCACAATATTTAGAATATAAAGATTTAATAGCAATGACGGGTAATGGTTCTAAAAAAATAGCGCCACGTCCATTTATAAGTAGATCCTACAAAGAAAACAGAACAAAACTTATAAATAGAATACAACAAGCATTTCAACAATCAGTGAAAAACAAATGAAAGCCGCCGATATAGTAACACAGTTAAGAAATGTAATACCGAGATATACTAATTTATTTAGTGATACGGTAGCCGTTACTTCGCTTTCATATTCTGCGGGTATTGTTACATGTGTGACAACTACCCCGCATGGATTAATAACAGGAGATATTGTTTATATCAACGGAGCATTAACACCTATAACAATAACCAGTTTAACGCAAATTGATAATGTAGCTACAGCTATTACCGCTAGCAATCATGATTTTACCGATAATTATACTACTACAGTCGATATAATTGGCGCAACACAAGCCGCATATAATGGCACGCATACTTTTATTCACCAACCAAATAGACGTACTTTCGAATTCGAAGTCACGGGAAACCCCGTTACTCCCGCAACAGGCACGCATATTTACACGCTTTGTAATTATGCCGCCGGTTATAACGGTTCACATGTAATAACCAGAATTGATGATACTACTTTTACTTATCCAATTACTAGTACGCCCGAAAGTCCAGCGCAGGGAACAATTACAATACAATGCAATGCCCGAATTTCTGGCGCCGTTTCTATTGACAGGATAATTGAAAGTTATACAAAACAAACTATTAATAAATTCTGGATGTGGGTTGTTTTAGGTGATGTAACTACTTCGAAAGATAGATTTACACAATCAGATGCTACTTATTCACGCGTTAGTGGACAAGATTATCGACAAAGAGTAATTGCACCTTTTAGCGTTTATGTAGCTGCTCCATGTTCCAGTGAATTAGGAGCAATGTCGATAAGAGACGAAATGGACTATGTAAATCAACTTATATTTAAAACAATTTTAAATTATAAATTTGTTTCTCCTTACAACGATCAAACTTCTTTTGGATGCATTACTACCGGGCATTCTCCTTATGTTTATTCATATGCTTATTATGTCCACGAATTTAAATTCGAAGTTATTTATGACGTAATTTATGAAGATACCGTTGATGAAGATACGAGCGTAGCGTTTAGAGATTTGAATTTTGGATTTTTAAATGATTTTGAAACGAATGTTATGCAAACAAATACCAATTTAGATGATGTGCCTTTAACCACTTAAAAAGAGGATTAAAAAATGACAATAAGATTACCAAAAACTACTATAAATATTTTATCAGCTCAACAGCCTGTGACTAATCAACCACAAAAAATGTTATTTGTTGGGCAAATGACTACTGGAACAGCTACAAGCGGACAATTATATCAAAATATTTTAAATGATGCTTCATGGGATACTTTATTTGGTCGTAATTCCATGATTGCAGCAATGATTAGATCCGCTAAATTAATAAATAATGATAGTAGACTTGATGCTATAGCATTAACAGATAATGTTTCTGGACAACCTGCTGTGGGTTCAATAGTTTTTACTTCGCCAACTTCTGCAGGCACTATTAATGTAATAGTGGGATCAAGTAAAAATAATACTTATACTGTCCCTGTAACAGTCTCAGAAACAATTGGAAATATTGCAATTGCTGTAGCCGCATTAATTAATGCAGATACTACAAGTCCAGTTATCGCAACTGCACCAACAAGTTTAAGTAGTCCAATATTTACTGGTTCAGGATTAGATGATTTAACGGTTTCAGGTACATATACAGCGACATCAAATAAAATATATATAATTAAAATAGATGCAGTTGATACACCAGATACTTTTGAATGGTCAGATGATAATGGTTCTACTTGGACAACTGGAGTAGCAATTACAGGTTTATCACAAACTCTTTCTAATGGCGTATCTATTACTTTTGGACATACTACAGGACATACTTTACATGATCTCTGGACTGTACATGCTACTGCTAATGTTTTAGCTTTAACCGCTATTAATAAAGGCACAGAAGGCAATTTCATTAGCATTGCTTATACTAGTTCTATTTCCAATTATTTAGCAACTATTACTGCTATGACTGGAGGTGCTACTAATCCAATTTTAACGACTTTATTTACTCCAATAGCACAATTACGTTATCAAACGATTATTTATCCATCATCTTGGGATTTAAGCGTATTAACAGATTTATTAGATCCACGATGGAATGTTAATAATAAAGTTATGGATGGTATTGGTGTTTTAAGTAAAACAGATACCGCTGTTAATTTAATTACAATTTTGAACGCTTTAAATGATCATAATATCGCTATTCACTGTAATAAAAAAATTACTGCATCAAATTTAAAAGGCTCGGCAATTGTTGAATTAGATTATGTAATTGCTTCTCAAATTGGCGCTATTAATGCATTGCGTTTAACACAAAATTCAAATTTATCTTCTTATAATACAAGTGCGCGTGGTTTAGATGCTTTAGGTGGTCCCGCAATTGCAAGTTTACCATTTTTTAATACTCCAGTTGTTAATTTACCACTTGTAGATAATAGCAATGAATGGACTGATGATGAAATGGATGATTTAAAAACTGCCGGTGGTTTTGTATTAGGCAATAATCCTACTAACGATGAAATTATTTTTGGCG